TCTTGGGCGGCTCCAAGCGGAACTGTTGCAGCCGATGCTGGCGCGTGTTTTTGCGCTGGCGAAGCGCCGTGGATTGTTGCCGGAAGCACCCGAAGTGCTGCAGCAGGCAGCATCGATGGACGTTGAATATGTTTCGCCTCTCGCGAAGGCGCAGCGCACGGCTGACGTGCAGGCGATCTTGCGCATGTTTGAGATCCTGTCGCCTGCAGCATCGATTGATCCCGGCGTGTTTGACCATGTGGATATGGATGGGATGGTCCGGCACTTATTCAGTGTGCTTGCGATCCCGGCGAAGGTTACCGAAGGGGAGATTGATGTCGGGCTGAAGCGTCAGGAACGCGCAGATCAGCAACAGCAGGCAGCAGAGATGCAGGCCGGGATGCAAACCGCCGAGGCGATGGGCAAGGCCGCGCCGGGGCTTGAAGCTATTACCGGCGCCCTAGCCGCGGAGTAACAGATGAGTGATATGGAGCAGCTGCGTCAGCTGGAGCAGGCGCAGGGAGATCTGCGTGCGAAATATCGCGAGATCTTTTTGTCGGATGAGGGTGCCGCTGTCCTTGAGGATTTAAGGGCTCGCTGTTTCTACCGGTCGATCACGATCGGCAGTGACCCATATGAGACTGCGTTTAACGAAGGCACACGCAGCGTCGTCTTGCATTTAGAGCGGATGATCGAAGATGCCTCGACACAACTGGAGAGTGATTGATGGCAGATGAAGAGCAGGTAGCAGAGGCGTCGGAGCCGGTTCTGTCTGCAGATTCCGCCCCTGCAGAGGATAGCAGTTTCAAGGCATCGCTACCGGAGGATCTCCGGTCGCATACCGCTTTGGAGCCGATACAGGACATCGAGAATCTAGCCAAGGCGTATGTTAATGCCAGCCAGATGATTGGCCGGGATAAACTTGCGATACCGGGTGATGCGGCGTCGCCGGACGATTGGGGCGAAGTCTATTCGCGGCTTGGCCGGCCCGACTCGGCTGATGGTTACGAGATCGATTTCGGCGCCGAGCCCGACGAGGATCTGGTCGGCTGGTTTAAATCGACAGCGCACGACATTGGTCTTAATGGCGCGCAAGCCCAGCGATTTATCGCGGCTTATAACGACATGATCGGGACGCAGGGTGAGAACCTGCAGAAGAATATGGAAACGGCGCAGGAATCAACTGTGATGCAATTGCGGCAGGAGTATGGCGCCAAATACGAGGAGAACATTAACAATGCCGGTGCTCTGCTGGAGCGCTTTGGCACGGAGGGCATGGGCGATATCGCGTTGCAGGACGGCTCGCGGCTTGGCGACAACCCTGATTTCATCCGATCGATCGTTGGGATCTCGGATTTTATTGTAAACAAGGTAAGCGAAGACGAGTTTCTCGGCATGGAGAAGTCGAGCGGAGCGATGGCGCCAGATGAAGCGCGCAGCAAGTTGATCGATATAGAGAACCCGTCTGGTCCGTTATGGGACCGCACGCATCCGCAGCACTCTGAATATGTGCGCGAGCGAAATCGTTTGTATCAGTTTATCTACCCAGAGCAGCAAGCTGCCGAGGGTTAGTCGGGGGAGCCGCGGTGCGGTCCCGTTGCTGGCAGAAAGAATGCCGTCGACCTTGACGTAAAAAAGCAGACCGGTCCGTTTGCGGGTAGCCGATCGCAATTCACTTTTACATCCACTTAACGAGGAGAGCGACACATGTCGACTCAAGTGACTACTGCGTTTTCGCAGCAGTTCTCTTCGAATGTCTATCTGCTTTCGCAGCAGAAGGGTTCGAAGCTCCGTGCGGGTGTCCGTGAAGAATCAATCGTGGGCGAAAAAGCGTTTGAATAGAGCGCCATTATTCGGCAACGGATAATGCAAACAGGGTGAATTGCTGGGAACCCCTAACGGTAATGCCGAGGGCAATCAGCAGCCAAGCCTCGCGAGAGGAAGGTTCAACGATCATTCCGAAAGGAAGTAGAGGTTAAGCGACCTCGAAGCGCCCTGCCCCCTTGTGGGTGATGATATGATCTCAACCCTGCTCGATAAGACAGGGATGCTGTTATTAGCTGGCTCAATGTAGCGAATTGAGTTGAAGTATTTTGTCTTCGACCAGATTGGATCGGTTTCGGCAGTTGCCAGAACGAGCAGGCACGCCGATACACCGCTGATGGACACCCCTCACAGTCGTCGGATGGTCACCCAAACAGAATATGAATGGGCAGATTTGATCGACGACGCTGACAAGGTTCAGATGTTGATCGACCCGACTTCCACTTATGCCCGCGCGGCAGCGGCGGCCATGTCGAGAGCGATCGATGATGAACTGATCTCGGCAGCGACAGGATCTGCAAAAACCGGGAAATCGGGAAGCACGAGTACTGCTCTTCCGGCCGGTCAGCAGATTGCTCATGGTTCCGCCAACCTCACGTTAGCAAAGCTACTTGAGGCGAAGCAGATCATGGACTCGTCGGATGTCGACGAGGACAACCGTCATGTCGTGATATCTCCGAAGGGACTTCAAAACCTTCTGAACGTCACGGAAGTCAAGAGCGCAGATTATAATTCTGTGAAGGCGCTCGTCCAAGGCGACATCAATACTTATCTTGGGTTCCGGTTTCACACCAGTACCCGCCTCGCAATCAGCGGCAACATCCGCACCTGCTTTGCATGGCAAGGCGACGGTCTGCTCTTAGGAGTAGGCAAGGATGTTAAAGCGCGCATATCTGAGAGGGCGGACAAGTCGTTCTCCACCCAAGTCTACTACTGCATGAGCATTGGTGCGACGCGGATGGAGGAAGACAAGGTCGTGCAATTAGATATCGACGAGTCGGCATAGGAGGGCTGAATAATGGCTACTGTTTATAGCACCGGCCGCACCAAGACGACTCAAAACGACCCGCGCGAATACATCAAGGCTAATGAGCTTGGTGGACGCGTTCGGGTTGCGCATGGTGTTTACGAAGCGTCTTCGCTCGCCAGCGGGGATGTCATTGAAATGTTCGCGCTGCCAGACGGCGCGCGGGTCATTCATGGCTATCTCGCTCACGATGCGATGGGCTCTTCGACGACCCTTGCGGTTGGTCATGGTGCCTACAATCAGGCTGACGGTACTGTCGTCGCGCTTGATGCGGATGAGTTCTACGCGGCTGCCGCGTCGACTTCTGCGCAGAAAGTCAACGTGGCGAATACGTTAGCTCTTGGCTCCGGTATCACTGTTGACGCCGATAAGGACGGTTACGTAGTAACCGTAACTATGGGCGGCGCGGCTGGCACCGGTACGGTCGAACTGACGATGATGTACGTCGTCGATTAGGGGATTGGGGGGCGAAAGCCCCCCTTTTCTTTTGAGAATGGCAAGTGAAGTAGACATCTGTAACAGCGCTCTGAATATGGTCGGCGCGAGCAACATTATTTCGCTGACCGAAAACAGCAAGCCGGCGCGCGTTTGTAACCAGCGTTATGAGTTGGTGCGAGATGCGGTTTTCCGGTCGCATCCTTGGAATTGCCTGATCCGCCGCGCCGAGCTCGCGCAGCTGTCAACGACACCCGCGTTTGAATATGCCTATGAATACCAGCTGCCGACTGACCCGTATTGCCTGCGAGTGCTTGAGGTTGAAGGCGAGGAGCTGGGCGTCGAATACGAGATTGAGGGCCGGAAGATCCTGACCGACGAAGGCACGATGAAGATCAAATACCTCGCGCGCGTAACCGATACCGGCGAATATGACGCCTCGCTCATCGAAGTTTTATCTGCGCGCATAGCACATGAGATTGCCTACCCACTGACGAATAGCAATACCGTCGCGGAGCAGCTCTGGAACCTGTATTTGCAAAAACTGAGTGAGTGTCGTTTCGTCGATGCGACCGAGGGAACACCCGCGGAGATCATCGCAACAGATTATACGAACGCGAGGCGATAATGGCGCGAGCTGCGATCGCGTTTACTAATTTTACAGCCGGTGAGCTGTCCGGCCGCCTCGATGGTCGCGTCGACCTGCAGAAGTATTTCAACGGCTGCAAGACGCTGGAGAATTTTGTCGTGCACGCCCACGGCGGTGCGACGCGCCGGCCCGGTACGCAGTTTGTCGCGGAAGTCAAAACCAGCTCGAAAAAGACACGGGCGGTTAGTTTCGAGTTCAATGTCGAGCAGACATACATAATTGAGCTCGGCGATCTGTATATGCGGTTCTTTACGAACAACGGGCAGGTCGTTGAAGCCAACAAGACCATCACGGCCGCAACGCAGGCGAACCCCTGCGTCATCACGTCGGCCTCGCACGGCTATTCGAACGGCGAGGAAATAACAATATCGTCCGTAGCCGGCATGACCGAGCTCAACGGCAAGCGATATCTGGTCGCGAACGCGACAACAAATACATTTTCATTAACGGATAAAGATGGCGACGCCATCAACAGTACAGGCTTCACGGCATACACAAGCGGTGGCGTTGCCAACCGGATTTATGAGATCGCGAGCCCTTATACTGAAGCGCAGTTGTTCGACGTTAAGTTCGCGCAGTCCGCGGACGTGATGTACCTGACCCATAATTCACACGCCCCGCGAAAACTGACGCGCGCCGGGAATACGAACTGGACCCTCGCTGCAGCAGACCTGCAGTACGGGCCAATGCAAGACGAAAACACAACCACAACGACGCTGACTGCGTCAGCACGGACAGGCTCCAGCTGCACCCTGACCGCAAGCGCGGACACATTTGTTTCGACAGATGTTGGTCGTCTGGTGAAGATACACGATGGCTGGGTCAAAATTACTGCGTTTACAAACGCGACGACTGTTGTCGGAACGGTGCAGGAAAACCTTAAGGGCCGCGCAGAGCTCCTGCCCGAATACACCGCAGCGACAATATCATTTACGGAGGGCGATCCGAGCTCGACCGGGTCTGAGCACAACGACCGCATCGTCGATACGGGGAAGGATTTTATAAAGCAGGGTTTCAAGGTCGGCCAAAAGGTCACGATCAGCGGCAGCACGTCGAACAATACAGATGTGCTGATCGTCAGCGTCACAGCTGATACAATCTTATGCTCACCGTCTGACGACCTTGTTACAGAAGCAGCTGACACAGGTCATACGATCGTCGGTAAACTGGAAGCGACCGACGAATGGTCGCTTGGCGCCTTCAGCGATACGACCGGTTACCCGGCAGCTGTATGCTTTTTCGAAGAACGGCTGGTGTTTGCCGGCACAACGAGCCAGCCGCAAACGGTCTTTATGTCCGAGTCTGGCGGGTTTCAACAGTTCTCTGATGGAGCTGATGCCGGCGACGCACTTATATATACGATCGCGTCGCAGCAGGTTGACGTTATCCGCTATCTCACGCCGTCGAGGGCATTGATAATTGGAACATCTGGGTCTGAGTTTATTGCGCAGGGTGCTACGACCAGCGAGGCGCTGACACCGACGAACATACAGATTAAACGTCAAACGAATTACGGCACGTCAAAGCGTCAACCGGTGCAGTCTGGCTCGGCGACATTGTTTTTGCAGCGGGCGCAGAGGAAGGTTCGCGAGCTCGTCTACAATTTCGATGTAGACGGTTATGTAGCGCCAGACATGACTCTGCTGGCGGAACACGTAACAGACGGCGGAACGGCCGGTGGCATTGTCGATATGACGGTGCAACAGGAGCCCGATAACATTGTTTGGGCCGCGCGCGCGGACGGTGAGCTGCTCGGCATGACCTACCGGCGAGAGGAGAACGTCGTCGCGTGGCACCGCCATCAGCTCGGCGGATCCGGTGTTTGCGAGTCCGTTGCAGTAATCCCCGGCGACCTTGCCGAAGATCAGTTGTGGCTGATCACCAAGCGCACAATTAATGGAGTAACCCGTCGCCACGTCGAATTTTTGAAGGGCTTCGATTTTGGTGGAAACGCTACCGATGCGTTTTTCATCGACAGTGGCTTGACCTATAGCGGCTCGGCGACAACGAGCATTACCGGCCTTGATCATCTGGAAGGCGAGACAGTTACAGTTCTCGCAGACGGCTCCACCCATCCAACGAAGGTTGTTAGCAATGGTGCGATCGCTCTGGAACGCAGTGCGACAAAAGTGCATATCGGTCTGGGATATAATTCTACGCTGCAAACGATGCGTATCGAGGGCGGTTCGGCGGATGGTACAAGCCAAGGCAAAATAAAGCGGATCCACGATGTAACAGTCCGACTGTATGAGACAGTCGGTCTGCTTGTCGGACCCAGTACGAGTAACCTCGACCGCGTGCCGTTTAGATCGTCAGCTGACGAGATGGATCAGGCTCTCCCGCTATTTACAGGCGACAAAGAAATAGAATTTCCGGCCGGGTTCGAGAATGACGGGTTCGTTGTCGTGCAGCAGAACCAGCCGTTACCAATGAGCGTACTGGGCATATTCGCGAGGCTACATACGTTTGATTCGTGATTGATATGGATATCGTGCCGTACCTCCCACAGCATGCCGCAGAAATTTTAGACGTTGTTTCTGAAGGCATGATTGATGGAAGGCAGTATGCGGAGCAGCTGACAGAAAGCACGTTCGCGGTGACTTTGATGGCGCCGGACGGTCCAGTGCTTTCAACCGGTCTGGGGGATCTTTGGCCCGGCGTCGCAGAGGCGTGGATGGTTGCGCATCCAGAGATGATACAGCTCGCGCCACGATCGATCGCTCGCGCAACCAAGGAAGTGTTTGAGCAGAAGATCGCGGGCTATCGGCGGGTCCAAATATCGGTCCGCGACGATTGGCCGACAGCCTTACGGTTCGCTCGGTTTCTAGGGTTCGAAGACGAAGGATTAATGCGTATGTATGGGCCAGATCACCGCGATTATCGACGTTTGTCGATTGTGCGAGGTATTCAGTAATGTGGTTCATGGCTGCAGCAGCTGCGATGCAGGTCGTTGGCGGTATGCAAGGCGCGAAAGCCGCGCGAGCAGAGGGCAAGACACAGGCTGCGATAAACCAGTACAACTCGGAAATCCTTCGTCGAAATCAACAGCTATTTGCGCAGCAGGCCGATCAGGTTGAAGAGGTCGCAGCTCGCGAGGATCTGCGATTCAAGGAAGACGTTGGTCGAGCCTTTGACACCGCCGCGGTCGCTTTCCGGCGAAACGGCGTGCAAATCTCCGGCACTGCGTGGAAGGCGTTAATGGAGGGCGCGCGTGAGGCTGACGAAACGTCGGCGCTGCGGCTGTACAACGAGAGCGTGAAGGCGGCCGCGATCCGCGAGAAAGGCACAGAGGCTGGTCTAGGCGCAGAATTAGAGCTCATGTACGGGCGAGCAGCACGACAAACCGGCAGAAACAGAGCTCTTGCAAGTCTTATCGGTGGCGCGAAAGGCGCAGCAATGACGTACGCGAATAGTTAAATGGCAGAGCCACAAATATACCGATCGCAGGAAACCATTACGCCTGATACAGGCGGTCGTCCTCTAACGGTCAGAGCTCGTTCAGACCCGTTTGTCGCAGCGGCGCGCAGCCGCGGACTAGTCGCTGCGGAAATCCAAGACTTTGGGCAGAAGCTATATGCGACCCAGCTCAAGTTGCAGCGAGATTCGGAACAAGCTGCAGCGACATCTGCCTATAGGGCGAAGTTAAGCGAGCTGGCTTATGAATTAAACGCGTCCGATAACCCTATCGAAGCGGAGAAGCTGTACAACCGCCGCGCAAAAGAAGAGCTCGCAAAGCTGGAGCGTACCGGCGCGATCAAGTTCAGCGACGGTATTGTGCGGAGACGCTTCCTGTCTTCTGCGGCGGCGGATCGGGCAACAACGCTTGCGAAGGTGCGGGCAAATGCCAGAGAACGGCAGGCATCTACTTTCATCGCACGTACGGCAACAATTGCTGACCAAGCGGTGCGAGATTACCGCACAGCGACACCAGCAGAAAAGGCGCAGATAGAGGACACGCTTTTTGGAGCGAACAGTCTCTACCGTCAATTGGAGCAGAATGGTTTCATCGATGCAAAAGAGCGCCAGAAGTTTGAAAAGACCAACCGTGAGGATATTGCAGTCAATGACGTGCAGAGCCGATTGCTTGCAGCCTCGCGTGCGCCAGACGGCGATAAGGCCGAGCAACTTTATCAAGATCTAAATGACCCGAAGGGGTTCCCATTTTTAGCCGCCAACGATCGAGACAAGCTACTAAAGCAGGCAAGCGAACTGGCGACGCGCCTTGATGCTAGAGCAGTCCGCGATGATGCTAGAGCACAGCGCGAGGCCGATGCACAGCAGAAGAAAGACCGGAAAGATACGAAACGAGATCTGATACAGCGTATCTATAAATGGAAAGCGAACCCCAAAGACCCTGATTTGCGGCCCGTAACACAACTCGAAATCCTACAGGCGAATTTGACGCCCGAGGGCTTGGATAAGGTTCTGGCGGCCTTCGAAAGCGCAGGGGATCCTATTACGATCGACACTAATCAAAGGCTGGCGCACTACAAAGCAATCAGAGCGGCTGATACAAGCGCCGAGCTCGATGAGATAGAAAACGAAATCTGGAGGCTGGTCCCCACAAAATACGACACCGAGACAGCTCTGGCTTTAGAGAGGCGTGTAAAAGAGCGGCGCAAGCGCACCCCTGAGTATAGAACGGTGCAAGGCTATGAAAGTGTCTTGGAGAAGCTGGTCGATGCCGGCGGTATTTTGGATTCCATCATCCCCGGCTCAAGCGCCCGAGGCGCAGCAGTGATGGAGCAATTCCAAGCTGATGTCGATAACAATGTTAAACCGCGGGAAGCGTTCCTTGATGCCATAGAGGCGTTCCGCGGCCGAATTACTTTGCGAAGCATTCCGCGCCCGCGGGTCGGGCCGCAAGACAAATCTATAGACAAGTGGACACTCGACGACGTCGCCGCCGCGGAAGACGCTCTCAAATTGTTCAAAGGATCAACACGGCAAATGGCCGGCGAATATTGGCGGGTCGTGTTGCTGCGGCGTTATTTGGAAGCGCTGGCAGAAGCCGAGAAAGACCCCGAAGGAAAGGGCGCCGATTCCGACGAGCGAGAGAAGAATAGTAAATGATTGGTATTTCCACGGCTACAGCTCCCGCCTTGCCTGCCCACATGCGAGCAAGGTTCGAAGAGGCAGATCTCAACCTTGGGTATCTGGAAGACAACGACGACCTTGAGTTCGATCTTTCGATTCCATCCGAGGAGCGTGATAACCAAGTCACGAACACGTCGCTGATTACAGATCCGCTATGGATCGACGCTGCTCGCGCACTGATACCGCTGTTTGGCGACAAGCCAAGGGCGGCACCACCCGTACAAAAAGATCAGTCGTATCTTGGCGAAGCGACGCAGGAATTTTATCGCCGCGAAGCCGAAGAGACGAAAACCGGCGACGAAATGTCCGACGAAGAAGTGGCGCAGTGGGGCTTGGAGTTGATGGGTCACTTTAACTGGAACTTGTCCCTCGGCACGGTTCCTATGGCACTGCAGATCCAAGACGCTCCATTGAACCAGCGCATAGCAATGTATGCGTTGATGAAGAAATACGACGACCTGCCGGAATTTACGTGGGATGGATCAAAGCGCGCGTTAAAAGGGCTCGTTGGCGACATATCTACATATCTTGGGGTGGGTACTTTAGGTGGTGCGTGGATAGCTCGTGAAGCTGCAAAGAGAGGGACCAAGAAAGGTATCATGGCCTTTCTGAAATCGCAGCTCCCGGCGATGGTGCTAGGCGGCATTGAGGGCGGTGCATTCACGTCGCTTGATGACGCGGCTCGCCAAGCCGTTAGCATCGCAGCGGTCGAACAGAGTGGTCAGGATAAATTTGATCTAAGCAAAAACCTTGTCTCCGCATCTATCGGTACAGCTGCAGGTGTCGTACTTCCGCCAGCAGTGACCGGGCTGATTGAAGCTGCTCGTAAAACGGCACCCTACGTCAAAAACATGTTCAATCAGATGGTCGCCGACGCTATGCGCGGCGACACATTTACTGTCGGTGTAGGCCCAACAAATACCGGCAGCGTCACGCGCAGCACGGGCGTGACGCGTGGGACTCGTGAGACAATCCGATCGCAATTGTCTGCAGATGACAGAAGCAAGATTGAGGAGGTTTCGCGCGCGACCGGTTTAAGTTCGTCAGCGATCGAGGCTGAATACCGGCGCCTGCGCGAGAACTATCCAGTATCCAAAGGCTGGTCGCCGATCACCTTGGTCGGAGCCGACGAGACGAAGGGGAAGATCGAACTGAAGATACAAGAGCAAGCGTACGCTTTCCATGATTCGGATCCTGATAAGCTCTCTTCAAAAATGGTCGACGAGATCGTATCGCTGCAGAAGCGCGTCGACGCCGGCGACCCGGCCGCAAAAGAGATCTGGGAGCATCGCAGCTGGTATTCGGAAATGCGGCAGCGTCTTCGTGCCGAGTTCGGCGGCTTTGGCGACGTTGTCGCGGACGTGCTCGGCACCACAAGCGCCCAAACCAATGTGAGGCAGAACTTCGAAAACACGATCGAAGTCATGCACCGCTTCAGTCGCGGTGACTACGACCTAGCGTTGGAGAAATTGCAGACGTGGCTTGATTCCGGCCTGCCGCTCGGGAGCGGAAAGATCGACGGCGAAGGCTATGTCGACCATCACTACAAGATCCGTGATGAAGCGTTCAACGACGCCAAGCAGTTTATGAAGGGACAAATTTCTGGCGAGAAAGAGCTCGACGCTGCAGCGAAACAGTACGCGTTTGAAATAGCACAAGAGCAGTTTCCTCTTATTGCTAAAAACACCGGTAAGCTGTTTAACGCGAACTCGCCGGCAACGATGATGGCACTGCTCAACCTGTTCCGCGAAGCGAAGAAAGGCGGTTCGCCTAAGACACCAAATTTTGCGGCAAATATTATTGGTCTTCATAACCTTGCTACGATCGACGTTTGGGCAGCGAGGAACCTGCGCAGGCTTGCCGGTATGAAGCGCATCCCGCCTAAAGCTGAAAAGGGTGTTGGCGGCGATATCACTAAAGACCTTGTGCCGGGTGGTGAGTTTGGTTTTGGACAGGACGTTTATAGAAGGACGACGACCAAGCTGCGTGAGCAGGGCATCGATCTGAACGATGATGATCTGCAGGCAGTCGTTTGGTTTTTGGAGAAAGAACACTGGACGAAAAACGGCTGGACGACCAGATCAGGTGAAGGCGGATCGCTGGAAGCGGAAGCCGATTTTGCCGGCCGCGCCGATCGCGATGAATTAAAGGCCGCGTTAAATGTCGTGGAAACAGACCCGACGCTTAAGCAACGAACGGCGCTCGAAACCGATCTGGCGGATCCCAAGGCTATCGAGAATTACGAAGCGGCAATAGCGCGCAAGGAAGAGCTCGGAGAATTTATTGCAGCCAAGACACCGGCCAAGCAGCGCGATTACATCATGGCGAACGAGGGTATTGAAACGCGCGAAGCTGCCATGAAGGTAGTGAAGGAACGGCGCGCCGAAATTAGTGCGTTAAACCGGGAAATCAAAAAGCGCGAGAACCTGCAGCCGCGCCTCGATCGATTGAACGAGAACAGGCAAACCGCAGTTGAAGAGGCTCGACCGGTTGTGGAGCGGGTTAGCCCGGCCCGACGCCTGATTGGATCGCTGTCTATTCAAGAAGGCGACAAGGTTCCGACAGACGTGCAACAAAGCGAGGCGCAGTCTCGTTTGCTGGAGACAGGTCGACCTGACGAGTCGATCGTCATGCTCAAGGCAACGCCAACGGTTGGTCGTTATATTGATCCAGAAGGCGGTGTCTGGGATGAGCGATCGATCGATTTCGAATATGTAGCGCGGGAAGATCACGATCCTGCTGACATGGTTAGGCAGCTGGTGCAGGAAGCTAAAGACAGCAATCAAGAAAGCGCGTTCTTTAGTGAGGTTGTGAAGCCGGGAACGGTGGAAGGAGCAAACCCGGGCATGGAGATCTATTTCAACAGAACTCTATCGCGGCAAGAGGTTGACGCTTTAACCGAGATAATCAATCGGGCTGAAATCGATGTTGGGTTTACGTTTGCCACCGATCTCCGAGCTGCAGAACGCTTCGCGGGTGGAACGGAAACCGGCAGCTATGTCGGATTGCGGATGCAATACATTCCCGAGTTTGGCGGCGGTGCTGAAGGGGCTGATGCCGCAAGAAAACGGATGTTTGGCTTTATTGAAAAGGTTACTGAAAACGATTATGTATCAACAGCACAATATAACGAATATGATACCCAAGTCTGGTTCCGCGACAATGGAGACTACGATGCCGAGCTTGCAGGAAGTTTTACAGGAAGCCGTCGACCAGCATGGCGAGGACAGCAGGGTAGCCAAGATGCTCCGCGAGCAGCTGCAGGCGCAGACGCCAACGGAGAAACTGTACGTGGCGGGCAGTCGCCCGATGACGAGCTTGGAGCCGTCGTCGAAGGACTGATCAATCAGATAGGTGGTAGCGAACCACCCGTAAACTGAATATAATTCGGTAATCTAACGCGCCTCCCGGGGCGCGTTTTTCTTTGGGAAATCGATGGCAACGAACGCAGAAATGCAGGGTGCCTCGCTGCACGGCAGCGGCGGCGCAACGGAACCCCTTGACCGACAGGCAGGTGTAAAAGTTGCTGGCGGCAAACTTGGTTCGATTATCTCGCGCAGGCTGCAGGATGCTTTTTTCCGCGGAGAAAGCGGAGAGGCGCTGGTCGGTGCGCGCGAACGGATATTACAACGGCAACAGCAAGCCCCGGCTGGCGAGAGTGCTAGTGTGTCTAGCGACCCGCAGCCTGCGGGCGCGGCTGCACCGGTCGAGGAACCAACTGCAGACGCTCCAGCTGCGGCTGACCCAGAGCCGGTGCAGCCGCAACCCGAAGAACAGGGTTTAGAAAGTCCAGCAGAAGCAGCCGACCCGTCGTCAATCGAACCGCCGGCGGCTCGGCCCGCTCAATTCGATCCCGTTGATCGCTACGATCGATATATAAAAGTCGACGACGACGATGTCGACGGCGTGATGAAGGCGCCGGAAAAGCGCGACGAGCTGCTCGGCAAAGGGTTGTCTGATTTTAATGACGCAAAGATACCAGACGAGGATGGTATCCAAGAGCGCATCGAGGCGATATCCCTCCAGTATGAGGGAAAGATATCTGCCGATAAGCGTGGAAAGATTAGCCACGAGACAACGCGGCAGCTGGCAGACCTGATCGGCACTAGCCAGACAAAACTGCATAGAGCAATTTTATCCAGAGAGCGCGGACAGGTTATTGAGTTCGGCGGCGCTGGGCTGGCTGAAACAATGCTTGCAGCTCGCGATTTGATGGTCGCCGAGATGCGAAAGCTCGACCGTATTGCTGCGCGAGCTGAAGATGGCGGGCCAGAAGAGCTCGCGCAATTCCGCTATCAAATGGAGCTGGTCGCAAATCTGCAGCGCAATATCAAGGGATCGCAAACAGAAATTGCGAGAGCTCTTAGCGGATACCGGATCGACGCCCGTGACGCCGAGGGTATTACAGACCCTGTAATGCGTGAGCAGCAGAAGCTGCGAGAGCGCCGAGATTATACGCGCTTGCTGGAGGATTACGGTGGGGCGGAAAATATTCGAACTCTGGCGAAAAAATACAACGAGCTGGACGCTCCGCACCAGCGGGCGCAGATGGCTCGTGGCGCCGGCACGATCAAGAAAATAGGCGACGCTATATACGAAGTTTGGCAACACACGTTGCTAACAGGCATGATTACACAGACAAAGAACATTGTCGGCAATGTGCTAACTACTTTTGTAATGCCAAACGTCGAAGGCGTGATCGCGATAGGCGTGGGTAAGACGAAGAGGCTTCTCGGATCACAGGAGCCGCAGTTTACCGGCGCCGATTTAAACGCCCGCTTGTTCGGCCAGATAATGTCAATTCGCGAAGCGTTTGCCGCAAGCGGTCGAGCGTTTATCGCAGGCAAATCCGAGTTTGATGGTTCTAAGATTGTTAAAGGAAATACGGAGCGCGTTGCAGCCTTTTCCGGCGAAGCATTTGACCAGCACGGCGCAATCGGCACCGCCATCGACGTTATGGGCAACATCCTAACTATGGGCCGGGTTGCTTATAGGTCGTTGGAAGCTGGCGACACGTTTTTCAAAGCGGTGTCGCACCGCGCCACCTTATACGAAGAGGCGCTGCGCACTGGTCAGTCTCGTGGGTTTCGGGGCGAAGAGCTGTCCGAGTACATCGCGGACTTTGTGACAAATCCGCCCGCGGTTGCGCTCGATGAGGCAATCGAGCGCGCAAAACATGTCACCCTGCAGACTGATCTCGATAAGGTTGGTCGGAGCATTCAGAACATTGGATCTCTGCCGCTGGTCAGGTATTTCGTTCCGTTTCTGAAGACACCTTATAATTCCGCTAAATACTCATTCATAGATCGTACACCGCTCGGTTTTGCGATGGGAAAAACGCAGGAGATGATCCGAGCTGGCGGGAAGCAGGCCGACGAAGCGTATGCTCGCGTAGCGTTGGGTTCCGCAGTTTCACTAACAATGTTCAGCATGGTCGCGACCGGAGAGTGTTCGGGCGGCGGGCCAGCAAATCATAAATTAAAGGCGCTTTTACGAACTAAGGGCTGGCAACCCTACTCGTGCAAAATTGGTGGGCAGTGGATTTCGTACGCTGGGACCGAGCCGATCGCATCGATCTTTGGCCTTGCTGCAGACATTGCAGAGGTCAGTCTTAACTCGAACATAAACGATGAGGATGGGCCGGACTTTGCGACCGAAATCGCCCCGGCCCTTATAAGTGCCTCTTTGTATAACGTCAGCAACAAGACGTTCATGCAGGGTTTTAATAATCTTGTCGCGATGACGCAGGATCCGACGCGCTACACCGGCACCACTCTTGAAAAGTTTCAATCGACAGTAGTGCCGAGGGTGGTCGCGCAATGGGAAAAACTCGATGACCCGGTGATCCGCGAAGCGCAAACAATGGTCGAACGCTGGAAGGCGCAGATCCCCGGCTTATCAGCAGATCTCAACCCGAGGGTTGCCATCAATGGCGAGGACATGCACAGCGGAAACTACGATCCGAATACGCAGTCGTACAATCTGGCGGTCGGTCCTGACGTAATTTCACCGTTCCGTGTGTCCGCGGTCAAAGAGGATCCGGTAGCCGATCTAGGGTTAAGGCTTGGCGGCATCACCTTGACTCCTGCCGCCTCGTCGCTCGCCATACCTCGTTTAGATAAGCCAGTTGGTCTGACCGACGACGAGCGCTACTGGTATCAAAAACGAGCTCACACACTCGGCTGGGAAAACCTGACAGCGGTCGCGCGCGAGTGGAATAAAGATCCGCACATGCGTCGCATGTTGACGCTGGCAGACAAAAACAAGAACACGCGCGAAGCGTTAAAGGTGCAGCTGCAGAAAATTTGGATGCACAGTCGCAAACAGGCGCAACTCGAATTGCTCGAGCACCCACGGTACGGCAGGGCTATCCAGCGGCACATCAGTGAATTGGAGCGAGCCCAAGAGACACAGAACGACATTATTGAAGGCGCGATGTGATGACGATTAGCACTACATCAACTAAAAACAGCTACGCAGCAGACGGCAGTCAAACTGTCTTTGCGTACACCTTCAAGGTCTTAACGTCAGCGGACATCAAGGTCTATCTGCGCACCGCGGCGGGTGTCGAGACACTGCAGACGCTGACGACACACTATACGCTGTCAGGAGTCGGCTCCGATAGTGGTGGGAATGTTACGTTTGGATCTGCTCCCGCGTCTGGCGTCACAGTCGTCGTAACGCGCGCCACCCAACAAACGCAGACGACTGATTACGTCGCGAACGACCCGTTTGGCGCAGAGACGCATGAAGCGGCGCTCGACAAGCTGACGATGATCTCGCAGGAAATCCAAGAAGAAGTCGACCGAACAGTTAAGGCTCCGCCGACTGACACGGCTACGCTGGTGCTGCCGAGCTCGACCTCTCGCGCTTCCCGGCTCATGGCGTTTGATGCGAGCGGAAACATCACGACAAGTGCAGTCGATAGCCTCTCGCTGGCGACCCTCCAAAGCTTTACCGACTACCGCGTTTCGACTTTCACCGGAAACGGATCGACGGCGTCGTACACGCTGTCTGCCGAGCCGGGTCAGGAAGGAAATACGCAAGTATTTTTAGACGGCGTTTATCAGTCTAAAAATTCGTAC